TGAATTAGATACATATGGACCTTGTAAAACCTGTATTGCCTGGTTGGTAACTGAGCCTGAAGAATTCGCAATCGGGTTTGCAGTCGCACTAACACCACCAACGTCAGTTGCAAATGCAGGTGACGCTGTACCTAACAAACAAACTGAAATCAGTTTGAGAAGGTGCTTGTTGTGTTTGTGACGCTTTCTATCTGAGTGGTTCTCTGTATTATTGTTTGCGTCTTGAGACCTGGTCCAGAATAATTTTCTGTGAATTGAAACGCTGCGCCTGGTGTGGTTATCGTGAAGTTTGGTTTGTTGTCGATATCCAAGTTTGTCCATGTTGATGTCACTCCATTCAAAGTGTTGCTATTTCCTGTAACGGAAGGTGCTGATATAGTGTCGCCATCGTGTGATATATTTGTACCTGTAATAACATAGGAATATCCTGTATCATAATTCATCGAATTTATGGTCTCCGTCACCGTACTTGTAGTTTCGGTGGTTGAAGTCATATTTCCTTGGGTGAAATTAGGGACCACTGGCACAGCAGTCGCAGTCCTCGCACTCGCAAGGACAGTTGCACCCACAATTAGGACAAGTACCTTTTTCATCAGTCATTATAGCACAAATTATTGGATAGTCAATGTTGTGACGACTTGACCTGTAGCAGTTGTACCTGCTCCACCAGCTGTTAGTCCAATCGCTCCATCTGTTGCGATAGTACCTGCAAGACTTCCTGCATGACCACCAGAAGATGTTACAGTTTCACCAAATGCTGGCATATCCATAACTGTTCCGTATGAGTTAATCGCAGGAGCAGCATTGTCACCTGTGACTTCTGCAGTATATGTATGTGCAGTTACATCAACACCAGATCCGATAGTATTTACAGCATCACCCATAACGAAACTTTCCGTTAGGCTGAAAGCATCGCCAGCTGTTGTTACTGTATAAACACCATCAGTATGTCCTGCTGCTGCTGTACCAGACTGTACAGTAAGACCACCCATTGTACCTGCGGTGATATTAGACCCCTGTACACTGTATGATGATCCAATTCTTGTCGAGTCAGTTGCTGCAGCATCAACACGAAGTTGAGTTGAAGCAGAAATTGTATGAATTATATCGGCCATTGCAGGTGAACTAAATCCACCTACTAACAATAATATAGGTAAGAGTTTCTTCATGTAATTTTACCTATTACTTACTGCTTTATTTAGTTTTAAAAAAAGTGTGTGGAAAACACTACTATATAATGAGTATACATAATATAGTTTTAAAACATACAATGGCTGAACTGAATGAACAACAGACTCACTTAGCATCTCTTTTAAAGCAAAGAGAGGAAATAGTGAATGAAATTAATGAATTAACTGCAAAAGCAGAATCAAAAAAGGAATTACTTCTTAGAACTCTTGGAGCAGTAGAATATCTGCAACAAGTTGGAGTCAAACTTCCAGAACCAGAGGAAGCAAAAATGACAGAAGAGACACCCGAAGTAGAGGGTGAAGTTGTCGAAGGAGAAGGTGATTTACCTGAACCTACTGTAGAGGGTTGACAAATAATATAAACACTGTTATATTATATTTGTTGGACGCAACATGGGAGTGACTGAATAAACTTACTGGCAACCGCTGGTTAAGGTGATGAGACACAGGTGGTGCTGCTGCTCGCAAGGGTAGAACCGATCAACCAATCGGGTCTCAGGCAATGACGTATTTACTTACTGTAGTAATGCCCGTTATTTGTTGGTACACAGGAATCCAACCTCCCTCTTTATTATTCCTAATTGAATAATTATGAAGGTGTGTGGTTATTACCACTGCCTTTTTTTATGGTTTGTGCTTAAATAGTAATGTCGCCTTCGGGGACACAATTACACTCGCTTATTTAAGGAGAACTATGAACTTACAAAAGTATCACACTGCTAATCTTCCAGAGTTAATGAAGATTATTTCTAAGAATGGAATCGGTATGGACGATTACCTAGATCGTTTTTTCAATTCTTATGAAACCACAACAAACTATCCACCCTATAATCTTATTCATGTAAATAATGTTGAGTCTGTGCTTGAGATTGCTCTTGCAGGATTCAGTAAAAAAGAACTAAAGGTTTACACTGAATATGGAAAACTTATTGTCGAAGGATCCAAAGAAACTAAAGATACAGGATCCGAGTATGTCCATCAGGGACTGGCTCAAAGAAGTTTCACAAGAGAATGGGCACTTTCAGACGACGTTGAAGTCCGAGAGGTTCAATTCAAAGATGGACTTCTTACCGTCAAGTTGGGTAAAGTAGTACCAGATCATCACGCTCGAAAAGACTATCTTAAATAATTATAAAGGGATCTTGACGATCCCTTTTTTTATTGCTATAATATATGAATGAAACATATAAAAGATGTCAATTAAAATTGCCCTGTTAAAATCTGGTGAGCAAGTGGTATCTGATATAAAGGAACTTATGTCAGAAGATAAACCAGTTGGGTATCTGTTCAAAGATCCAGAAACACTCACTATCAACAAATCGTTTTTAGTATCAGATACAGATACATCTGTTGAAATATCTCTTTCTCAATGGATTCTCATGTCATCTGATCGTGAATTGGTTGTTCCAAGAGATTGGGTCGTGACTCTTGCTGAACCGATAGATAGTGTATTAAAAATGTACAAGGACAAAATAGATGCAAAAGATAATCAAGTGCCTACTGCTTAAGAACGATACCGTATTGGTATCTGAAATTATAGAGGTAGGATCAGAACTGGGTGAACCAGATTGTAAACTTATCGACCCATATAAGTTGGTAAGGCAAGGAGATTTATATACTTTAGAATCTTGGATCGACTATTCCGCACAGAAAGAATTTATGCTACACTCTGATAGTATACTAACTTTGGCAGATCCAACTTTAGATATAGTTGAAAAGTATCTAGAACTCACTGAATAATGCGATTTTATACAAACGTCCAGATGGTTGGTGACAACTTCTTGGTTCGAGGATATGAAGATGGTAAACACTTCATGACTCGTGAGAAGTTTTATCCAACCCTTTTTGTTCCCTCTAAAAGAAAAAGTAAATACAAAACACTGACGGGAGATGTTGTTGAACCTATCAAACCTGGTAGTGTGCGTGATTGTCGTGAGTTTATAAAGAAGTATGCTGATATCGAAAACTTTGATGTATATGGTAATGAAAGATTTATATACCAATACATATCAGACAAGTATCCAGAGCAGGAAGTCAAGTTTGATATTGAAAAGATTAAATTAGTTACACTTGATATTGAGGTAAAGTCAGAGAATGGTTTCCCTGATGTAGAATCTGCTGCAGAAGAAATACTTCTTATATCAATACAAGACTATACAACAAAACAAATTATTACTTGGGGTGTTGGTGACTTCAATAATAAACAGAAGAATGTAATTTACAAGTCATTCAGTTCAGAGTATGAGCTTCTAAATGCATTCATAAACTGGTGGATGATTGAAGATAATACACCAGAAGTTATTACAGGTTGGAACAGTAAGTTATATGATATTCCATATGTTTGTCGTAGATTAGATCGTGTTCTTGGTGGCAAACTAATGAAGAGAATGTCACCTTGGGGTTTGGTGACAGAGTGTGAAACTTTTATTGCAGGTCGTAGACATATCTCATATGATATTGGTGGTGTATCACAGTTGGACTACTTAGACTTATATAAGAAGTTTACTTACAAGGCACAAGAATCATATCGTTTGGATTATATTGCAAGTGTTGAACTTGGACAAAAGAAACTTGACCACAGTGAGTTTGACACATTTAAGGACTTCTATACAAAAGGTTGGCAAAAGTTTGTAGAATACAACATCATTGACGTTGAACTTGTTGACAGATTAGAAGACAAGATGAAGTTGATTGAACTTGCATTGACAATGGCATATGATGCAAAGGTCAACTATGAAGATGTCTTTTATCAGGTGCGTATGTGGGATACTATTATATACAATTATCTCAAAAGAAGAAACATTGTCATTCCTCCAAAAAATAGATCAAATAAATCAGACAAGTATGCAGGTGCATATGTAAAAGAACCTAAACCTGGCAAGTATGATTGGGTGGTATCTTTTGACTTGAATAGTCTATATCCGCATCTGATTATGCAATACAATATTTCTCCAGAGACTTTACTAGACACAAGGCATCCATCTGTTACAGTTGACAAAATTCTCAATGAAGAACTTACTTTTGAGATGTATCAGGATAATGCAGTTTGTGCGAATGGTGCAATGTATCGAAAGGACGTAAGAGGTTTCTTGCCAGAACTGATGGAGAAGATGTATAATGAAAGGGTCATCTTCAAGAAGAGAATGATTACTGCAAAGAAGAAGTATGAAAAGACTAAAACAAAAGAACTTGAAAAAGAAATCGCAAGATGTAATAATATCCAGATGGCAAAGAAGATTTCTCTTAACTCTGCCTATGGTGCGATTGGTAATCAATACTTCCGATATTATAAATTAGCAAATGCGGAAGCAATTACCTTATCAGGGCAGGTTTCAATTCGTTGGATTGAAAACCGCATGAACAATTATCTAAACAAAATACTTAAAACGGAGGGTGAAGATTATGTTATTGCTAGTGATACTGATAGTATCTACCTCAATTTGGGTCCTTTGGTCGAAGTTATATACAAGGGGAGAGAGAAAACTAATGAAAGCATTGTGTCGTTCCTTAATAAGATCTGTGAGATGGAATTTGAAAAGTATATTACGAGTTCTTATGAAACGTTGGCCAAGTACGTAAATGCTTATGATCAGAAGATGTTTATGAAAAGAGAGAACATCGCAGATCGTGGCATATGGACGGCAAAGAAAAGATATATCTTAAATGTATGGGATAGTGAGGGTGTGAGATATGAAGAACCAAAATTAAAGATGATGGGCATTGAAGCAGTGAAGTCATCTACTCCTGCACCTTGTCGCACAATGATTAAAGATGCACTTAAGATAATGATGAATGGAACAGAAGATGAAGTGATTGATTTTATTGAAGAGTCTCGTAAAAAGTTTAGAACATTACCACCAGAAGATATATCATTTCCTCGTTCTGCATCTGATGTAGTCAAGTATAAAGCATCATCCACAATCTATGCAAAAGGAACTCCCATACATATACGGGGTGCTTTGTTGTTTAATCACTATGTGAAGAAACACAAATTGGATCATAAATACTCACTCATTCAGAATGGTGAGAAGATTAAGTTCTGTTATCTGAAGAAACCAAATATTATTCATGAGAATATCATTTCATTTATTCAAGATTTTCCTAGAGAGTTTGGTCTTGACAAGTATATTGATTATGACTTACAATTTGAAAAGGCATTCGTAGAACCACTCAAAGCAATACTTGATGCTATTGGTTGGAGTGTAGAAAAAACTGCAAATTTAGAATCATTTTTTATCTAATGGATTTACCTATTAACGACAAAGAACTTGCCACTATAGTAAAGTCACTGACTTTAGGCGGTGATACTGCGTTGTATCAAAAACTTAAATTAGTCAAAGAAACCAGAGATGAAAATCC